ATCCAGACAAGAAATACTTTGTCCATGCTGACCTTGCTCAGCGTCACGACAAGTGTGCTGTTGCAATTGCTCACGTAGAAAAGTGGGTATCTGTCCAGGTAATGAAGGACTATGAGCAAGTAGTTCCAATGGTAGTCGTAGACGCTGTAGTATATTGGGAGCCAAAGATTGAGGGTCCAGTAAACCTTTCAGAGGTTAAGCAGTGGATTCAGAACTTGCGTAGACAAGGATTCGATGTCGGGATGGTCTCATTTGACCGCTGGCAGTCGTTTGATATCCAGAATGAGCTTAAGTCTGTTGGTATTAGAACTGAAACCGTATCTGTGGCTAAGAAGCACTATGAGGACATGGCCATGTTAATGTACGAAGAAAGACTTGCCCTCCCTGCCATAGAGCTCCTATTCGAAGAGCTAACAGAACTAAAGATTATGAAGGGTAATCGAGTAGACCACCCAAGAAAGTCCTCCAAGGACCTTGCAGACGCTGTCTGTGGGGCAATCTTTGGAGCCATAAGCCACACCCCAAAGAACAGCAACCTTGAAGTAGAGGTTCATACTTTTAGGGATAGGCCAAAACAAGCACTTGACACCGACCACGGCAATGTGATAAAATATAAGCCTATGCCCAAAGATGTGCAAGATTATCTACAAAGATTTGATTTAATTTAATCAAACAAACAATATAGAAAAGGAAAATAAAAATATGACTTCACTAAAGAAGCCTCTAATCGCTATTGCAACTGCAGTAGTCCTTGCTACAACCGCTCTAGTAGCAGCTCCTGCCCTTGCAGTCGGTGCAACCTATGTACTAACTGTTGCAGGATCAGCACCAGCAACTGCTGGTACTACCGAAGCTGCCGCAATCGCACTTCCAGTTCCTGCAGATAACTCTGTAGACACTACAGACACTCTAGACTTCGCCCTAACCAGCATCACAGCTGGCGAGGCAGTCACAGTAGTAGCCACCGATGCAACTCTAATCGCTGTTGGAACCACTGGTGCAATTACTGCATCTACTGGTGCAGCCCGTCTAGACATCACTACTGGTACTGGGACCACGGCAGCTTTCAAGGTGTACACTAAGACTACTAAGGTGGGTAAGGTTGTTGTTACCGTAGGTGCTGCTAACCCAGTAACCTATTACGTAAAGGGTACTGCTGGTGCACTAAACGCCATCACCCTGTCAGCACCAACTGCTGCTCTGGGAACTACTGCAAAGGTAACCGCCACTGGTACTGACGTATTTGGTAATGCTGTCTCAGGTGCAACCGTTGCCCTGCAGGTAATTAATGCCAAGGGAACCAACACCTACTCAGTAACCACTGCAGCTGACGGCACAGCGGTCAAGGACCTAACTGGACTATCAGTAGACACCTATGACCTAATTGCAACTGCTACCGTAGCTGCTCAGGTTACTGGTCTTACTACCCCTGCTGGTTTTGTTCGTGGAACCCTAAAGGTAGTAGACCTAGCTGGTTTAGTTGCAACCAAGGATGCAGAGCTTGCTGTTGCAACCGCAACCATTGCTGACCTAAAGTTGCAGATTGCTGCACTAAAGGATGCAGAGATCAAGAAGTACAACACTCTTGCTGCTAAGTGGAACAAGAAGTTCCCAAAGGCTAAGGTTGCTCTTCGTAAGTAATTGAGATATACTTGATTGGGGAAGGCTAAAAACCTTCCCCTTTCTTGTCTTCAAATGTCAAAAATGGAGTTAGAATAGATGTCTATCCAAATCGTATACTTCTCAAATTACTCAGAGAACACCAAGAGATTTGTAGAAAAGCTAACAGGTTCAGCTGTTAGAATCCCCATCAATGGGGACAGCCCAAGGGCTAGCAGGGAATACATTCTTTGCGTTCCAACCTACGGCGGTGGCAGTATCAAGTCTGCCATACCAAGACAGGTCAAAGAGTTTTTAAATATCTCTGATAACAGAGATCTCCTTCGTGGAGTCATAGGTTTAGGCAACACAAATTTTGGAGAAGACTACTGCAAGGCTGCAGAGTTAATCTCACAAAAAACTGGGGTACCAGTAATCGCTAAAGTGGAAATCTTTGGCACAGACGAAGATGTAATTAAAGTAAAAGAAAGGCTAGGTCTGCTATATGGATAACTACAGTTATCACGAACTAAACGCAATGCTCAATCTCTATGGGGCAGATGGCAAGATTCAATTCGAGAAAGACAGAGAAGCAGCAAGAGCATACTTTTTGGATCACGTAAATCTAAATACCGTATTCTTCCACAGCCTAGAGGAAAAGCTTACATATCTTGTAGAAAAGGAATACTACGACGACACAATTCTGAAGCAATACTCGGAAGAGTTTGTAAAGAATTTATTTAAGCAGACATATGGATACAAGTTCCGCTTTCCAACCTTTGTTGGAGCTTACAAGTTCTACACATCATACGCACTAAAGACTTTCGATGGTGAACGCTACCTAGAACGTTTCGAAGACCGTGTCGCCATGAACGCCCTGATGCTTGCACGTGGAGATGAAGAGCTTGCCAAGAACCTTGTAGATGAAATCATCTCTGGTCGTTTCCAGCCAGCAACTCCCACCTTCCTAAACGCAGGTAAGAAACAGCGTGGAGAGTTCGTTTCTTGCTTCTTACTACGCATTGAAGATAACATGGAGTCAATCTCAAGAGCGGTAAATTCTTCACTGCAGCTGTCAAAGCGTGGTGGCGGTGTCGCTCTAAACATGACTAACATCCGTGAATCGGGTGCACCAATCAAGAAGATCGAAGGCCAGTCATCTGGAATTATTCCAGTGATGAAGTTGCTAGAGGATGCATTCTCATATGCAAACCAGCTTGGCTCACGCCAGGGTGCAGGTGCAGTTTATCTAAATGCCCACCACCCAGACATTATGAAGTTCCTAGACACGAAAAGAGAAAACGCAGATGAAAAGGTTCGTATTAAGACTCTCAGCCTGGGCATTGTTGTTCCAGACATTACTCTAGAGCTGGCAAAGAATAATGATGACATGTACCTCTTCTCGCCATATGACATCGAGAAGGTTTACGGGGTACCAATGTCTGATATCTCTGTCACAGAGAAATACCAGGAAATGGTTGACGATGCACGTATCAAGAAGTCTAAGATTAAGGCACGTGAGTTCTTCCAGGCTATTGCAGAACTACAATTTGAGTCAGGGTATCCATACATTGTATACGAAGACACCGTAAACAATGTTAATCCTATTGATGGACGCATAAACATGTCTAACTTGTGTTCAGAAATCCTCCAGGTCAACACTCCTACCACATATAATGCTGATCTGTCATACGACAGCATTGGTAAGGATATCTCGTGTAACCTAGGATCATTAAACATTGCTAAGGCCATGGAGTCGCCAGACTTTGCTAAGACTATTGACACTGCAATTCGTGCATTAACGTCGGTTGCCGATATGTCATACATCGAGTCTGTCATGTCAATTGCCGAGGGTAACAGGAAGTCACGTGCTATTGGTCTAGGTCAGATGAACCTACATGGTTACTTTGGCAAGGAGCGTATGCACTATGGAGATGAGGAGTCAATCGACTTCACTAACATCTACTTCTGCACCGTTTTGTTCTATGCACTTCTAGCATCTAACAAGTTGGCAATGGAGACTGGAGAGCCGTTCGACGGCTTCGAGAAGTCTAAGTATGCTGATGGAACATTCTTTGTGAAGTACATTGCGAATGAATGGAAGCCGAAGACAGCTAAGGTAGCAGCCATCTTTGCTAATTCTAACGTATCTATTCCTACTCAGGAAGACTGGCAAGCACTGGCACAGAATGTAATGATGTATGGTATCTACAACCAGAACCTACAGGCTGTTCCACCAACTGGATCTATTAGCTACATTAATAACTCAACGTCATCTATTCATCCAATCGCTTCAAAGATTGAAATCCGTAAGGAAGGCAAGCTAGGTCGTGTTTACTACCCAGCACCTTACCTAACGAATGACAACCTTGAGTACTTCCAGGATGCCTATGAGATCGGTCCTGAAAAGATCATCGACGTGTACGCTGCTGCAACTCAGCACGTTGACCAGGGCTTGTCACTCACCCTGTTCTTCAAGGATACAGCTACAACTAGAGATGTTAACAAGGCACAGATCTACGCTTGGAAGCAGGGTATCAAGACCATTTACTACATCCGCATTCGTCAGATGGCCCTAGAGGGTACAGATGTTGAAGAGTGCGTATCATGCATGCTATAAGGAGAGAAATGATTACAAGACCAATTAACTGGAACAAGATCGAAGATACTATCGACTTGGATGTCTGGAACAGACTGACAGCAAACTTTTGGCTACCAGAAAAGGTTCCAATCTCAAATGATATTCCAGCATGGGCCACGCTGAGAGATGAGGAAAAGCTTCTCACGATGCGTGTCTTTACTGGACTAACCATGCTTGATACCATCCAGGGTACTATTGGAGCAATGTCACTAATGCCAGATGCACGTACACAACATGAAGAGGCAGTAATAACCAACATTGCCTTTATGGAATCTGTACACGCAAAGTCATACTCAAGCGTGTTCTCGACTCTCACATCTACACAAGAGATAGAGGATGCCTTTAGATGGTCAGAGGACAATCCATATCTTCAGAAGAAGGCACAGATTGTTCTTGAGCGTTACTACGGAGATGACCCAGAGAAGCGTAAGATTGCTTCGACTCTGCTCGAGTCTTTCCTGTTCTACTCAGGCTTCTACTGGCCGATGTATCTTTCAAGCCGTGCAAAGCTCACCAACACTGCAGACCTAATCCGCCTCATCATTCGTGACGAAGCGGTACATGGCTACTACATCGGCTACAAGCTGCAGCAGTCATATAACGAATCCTCAGAGGAACGCCAGGAGGAGCTGAAGGCCTATGCCTACGACCTACTGATGGAGCTTTACGAGAATGAGATTAAGTATACTGCAGATCTTTACGATGGCCTTGGGCTAACTGAGGATGTTAAGAAGTTCTTGCACTACAACGCCAACAAGGCCTTGATGAACCTAGGCTTCGATGCATTGTTCCCTAGAGAAGTTTGTGATGTTAATCCTGCAATCCTTTCATCTCTCTCACCAAACGCTGACGAGAACCACGACTTCTTCAGTGGGTCTGGGTCATCATATGTTATTGGAAAGCAAGAATCAACAGAAGACGAAGACTGGGATTTCTAGTCGACAAAGCAGCGGAGGCATCCTACGGGGTGCCTCTTTTGCTGTTTAAACGATGATATAATTATTTTGTTAGTCATACCCCACTAACAAGGAGATAATCATCAAAACCCCAAGACTGTTAGCAGCAATTTCTATGGCATTCCTGCCATTGTTTTTTGCTACGCCAGCTATGGCAGAAGATGTTGTTCCAGATCCAATTGTAATTGTTGTCACGGAGCCAGTAGTAGAGCCAGTAGTCACCGTAGTAAATACTCCAGGTGGAGACGACTCATCCTACCAAGTACCCCTGACAACCACCGTAACTTTCGATGGCGTTGTTTATGATCAAGTGTATGCTACGACTAACTCGGTAATTACTTTTGGTAGACCAGATGGAACCTATTGGGCATATCCAGCTACCCCCTCAATCAGCCTTTACTCAATGGACTGGGTTGTGTTTCCATGGGCACGACCAGATGAGCACCTAACAATAGCAGCATCCGATGGCGGCTTCCAAGTAGACATCTCTGCCAGGCCTATTTGGCTACAGCAAGCCACAGAGCCAACAAACATTAATATTGTTGCTGCCATCAATACAGATGGTACAGTGTCAATATCCTATTCTCTGACGGGGCCAACCTATGAAGG